TTCTCCTCTTATCAGCCGATATAAACATCCAGGACGATATCTTCGATAGCATCGACGAGGCGGACCACTGCACGGAGGTACACGATCGAGCCGGTCGGCGCTTCCTTGATCTGCTGTTCAGTCGCATCGGCAACATCAATTTCCTGTCCGTCGACTACGATCTTTCCGCCGTGAGAGACAATGTACTCGCGGTTCTTGTCGATGTCGATCTCGCAGAAACCGGTAGACAGGACTGTCTCGTTCTGGAGCGTTCTGAAGTACTCGTTGATCGACGCAACCAGGACGCACTTGCTGTCGTAAGTGTTCGGGTATTTGCCGATATAGTTGTCCTGAGCCGTGGTCATGATGTCGTCGTGCATCATATCCATGAACTCGACGAGGCGAATCTTCTTGAAGCTGTCGCCCTTGTCCGCGGATGTGCTCGTCAGGGAAGTGACGCCGCGGCAGATCTTGACCTTCTCACCGTCCCAGAAGAACACGAGCTTGCCGGCATCAACAGCCGCATCAAGTTCCGTCTTGGTCATGCGGACGCAGTCGCTTGCCTCCGGGATTGGAGCGTATGTGCAGGACCGGCTGGTAGAAGTTCCGCAGATGATACCTGCGACTCTCGCGCACGCCTGCTCTGCCGTATATGCCGTGCCGTTGTAGGTGTAGCCGTTCACGACATTCACGATCGCCTCGTCATTCGACTCGGAGTTCGGAAGGACCGCCTTGTAGGTCATGCCCATGTCCGCACGCTGCTGTTTGATCCACGTCGCAACAGCCTCGGTCTGTGCATCCGTCTCCACAGTCGGGGCGACCAGCCAGTTCCACTTCTGCGTCGCCAGATAAGCGAGCGCAGCGGTGTAGCTGATCTCTTCCGCTGTCGTCTGGATGACGTACACGATGATCTTCTTCGGAGCAGTGTCATAGCCGAGCAGAGCGTTCTTGATCTGCTGCTGGTTAAAGCTGCTCAGAGAGGCCGGGATGTCGCTCACAGACGAGATCACGTGAGTCGCCTGCGCGGAATCCTTAAGGATCATCGCGATCGTCCCACGCTCGCCTCGAGCCACCGTCTCCCTTGCCTTTTCAATAAATGCAATGTTAATACTGGGTGCTCCCATTGTTTGCTTCTCCTTTTTATGAACCGATTATTTCCAGCTCTCCCTCCAGAACGGCCTCGACCTCCATGTCCAGCTCCTCCATAAGAGGCGCGTCGGGCTTCGGGATCAGGACCTTTCTGGTGGTCGCGAAATCGATGGTGATCTGCAGGACATCGTTGTTCGCATCGATCCAGCTGTAATCCATCTCGTCGACAGTGATCCTGCCGCTGTCTGTCCTAATCGACAGGCCAAAAGCCTCACGTACCGTGTCCACGATATCCAGACAGACCGCCTCATCGTGCGTCTGCTCCAGATATGTGATGTGGTAGGTATAAGCCTCCTGCACTGCGTTCAGGCTCTGTCTGGCGTACTGCCGCGGCACGATCTCCGTGAAGAATGCCGGCCTTGTGTATCCGTCGTAAGTATCATTTCCGTAGACCGGGATCTTACTCTCGAACGCATTCAGCAGTATGCTGTTGCAAGCCTTTTTAATATCTGTCAGCTTCATAGGTCATGCTTCTTCAGTAGTTTGTTGACGTGCTTCTCAATTCTCGTGGCAAATTCGCCATTGTTCCATTCGTTCCTGGTCTTCTCGCAGTAGTGCTTGCCCTGCACGAATCCCATCGGGATAAGGCGCTTGCTGTTCTTGTTGCTCTTGCCCTTGTGCTTAGCTCCGTTGATGGCCTTGCCCGTGCGCATGAGCGCATACCGCTCCGGAGAGACCAGAAGGTTATGCCCGTTCTCCACCAAGTGGAAGTGGGGAGCCTTGTTGGTCAGCTCCGCACCGACATCCATTCCGTGCATATCCTGGAGCCGGTCCTTCTTCCAGCTTTTTGATACGGACTTCTTCCCGCCGGATTTACCATCATGCGGAAACTTTTTGTTCACATCCCGCTTGAAGTCGTTCGTGATCTTCTCGAGTTCCGCAGTGGTCTCCGACGGATACTCCCGGAAAAGGGCAGCGGCATCGTCCCGGAGCTCATCCAGTCCGTGTATGTCAAACGAAGCCGTAGCACCAGCCATTACTCTTCCTCCGGGATAACCTTATCCTTCATCTCCGTGCAGTAGATCTCGAGCGCGATGTGCTGGAAGTCGATGTCGATGATCGAGTTGATCTCGAACTGATGGCTCCCGCGCACAAGCACGTCCTTCTCCGTAATGCCGGAGCGGTAACGAATCGTGATTTTATACTGAAGCGCGTTGGAGTCCCGGTAGTACTCGAGGAACTCCGTACCGCGCACCGGATGGATCTCAGCCCAGACTTCAGCCTTTTTCTTCAGTGTGACCTTCGAGCCTCCAAGTGGGTTCTCAATCTGCTCATATCCCCAGATCGCGATCCGCTTGTTCAGCCTTCCGGCGTCCAGCGAATAAGTCCCCATGTCAGCCTTCCTCCGCTTCCGCCGGAACAAGGTTCACCGCGTACATGTTCAGGATGGTCTCTGCCGTTCTGTTCATGTAGCTGTTGCCTGTTCCCTTCAGGATCATGTACATGTCCCTGTTCGTGTAGAGGTCTCCGGCGACACAAAGGACTGCGACAGCGATGTCGCTGTGCTCGTCTAATTGTTCTGCTGTCAGCCCGGTATAGTTTGCCGCATACTCCCGCGCTGCCGTCAGAAACGCATCCAGGGACGCGACCTCCGTTTCCGTAAGGTCGTCGGTCTCCATCCGCAGGTAATTCGCAAGATCTTCATGTGTCAGCGCGCTTGTAGTCATTTACTTCTTCCTCTTCGCCGTTTTCTTAGGCTCTGCTTCCGGCTCCGGCTTGGCCGCAGCAATTTCTTCCGCATATCCGGCTCTGATCATGTCTGCAGCGAACTCATCCGAGCAGGTAAGCTCCTGCCCGGACGAAGCTGCGTATTCAGGCCCGGCGAATGCGACGAGTGCCTTAATGGTCTTCAATTATGCCTGCTCAAGGTAAGCGACCGCCTGCTGGTTCTGGACCTTAGCGTCCGCCTCGATCCATGCGACGATGCCGACAGCGTGCTGAGTCGCGAAACGCTCGTTGAGCACCTGGACGGAATCCTCGACGGTCTTCGTTGCAAGGGCAGCGGCCGGATTGATGTACCAGACGGATTTCTTCTTCGTAGCAAGGGCCTCAACCTGATCGGAAACATAGACCGGCTTGCCGAGCAGAGTGCCGGAGAAGCCGTTCTCGATCGCGTCGTTCAGCACGAAGTTGCTGGTGCCGGCGAGGACCTTCTTTACAGCGGTGAAAGTCGCGGGGGCCATAACCCAGATCGCGCCGCCCTGGAATGCGCTCTTCAGCTTTCCCTGGAGTTCGATCAGCTCGTTAATAGTGATCGCAGCAGCAGCCGCAGCAGTGACCTTCTGAGTCGCAGTGCTCAGACCGGTAATGGAGCCAGCCGTGCCGACGAGGATCTCTTTATCCATGAAGACCGCGATAGCAGCAGCCATCTTCTCGATGACGAAGCTGACCAGGTCGAAGTCGTTCGCGTTGATAAGAGAACGGGATACCTTGCACAGGACGCCGGCGAGATAGCCGTCAAGCTCGACAGCAAGCAGCTTCGTGTCTTTCGCTGCCAGATCCTCGAACTCGGTCGCGTACGCAACAGTGATGTTGTCGCTGTCCGCATCGACATAAGGGACCGCGACCTTGCCGCGAATGTCGAAGTGCTCGGACATTCTGTACAGCGGGCTGATGTCCTTCACTCTGTCGATGATCTTGTTGACAACGGTCTTCGGAATGATCGCGCCGTTGTCGGCTTTCGTGATATTCGCATCATCAGTTCTGTTGCGGATGATGTTCGCAAAGGTTCTGATGTCGAGCTCCTCCTGGGGCAGTGTTCTCTCTTCGGGCATTTCTTCTTCCTCCACTTTCTCCTCAACCTTCTTGAGGCTTCTGGTTGCTTCAATTGCTGCGATCGTGCTGTCGATACGCTCGACTTCCGACTTCATCTCGACGAACTTGCCGTCTTCTTCTTCCGTGAGGGCGCGGACCTCGGTCTTTGCTGTCGTGACCAGTTCTTCCATCTGGTCGACCAGTTCTGTCCGTCTCTCGTTGAGTTCTTTCAGTTCCATGTCTTTCCTCCGAACTAATTTCTCAAACTTCTGATAGTTTCTTCGTACTTGCTATAATCGACAGGCTCCGGCGCGGGCTCTTCCGTTCTGGTTTCTTCCTGAGGCTCAGGTTCGTCCATCACGGTGTAGATCGCGTCGTTGTCCATCGTCCGAGTCAGCACCTGTTCAGATGTGCCATCGGTTCTGGTATGGATAGATGTTCCTGCATATGCCGGGATCGCGTTATCGTCCACAATGGTGACTTCGCGCAGGTCCATGTCAGTGACGATCACCCTGCGGCAGTCGCTGGAGTACTCTTCGCGGTAGTCCTGTCTGACAAATCCGAACGACCAGCCGACCAGCTTCCGCTGTCTGGCCTTCGCTATAACTTCCGGATCTGTAACAGTCGCACGGGCATGCAGGCCAATGCTGTCCTCTTCGAGCTCGAGGTTCGTGCCGGTTCCGCCGATGACTCTCTCGTGGTCGAGCTTGAGCTGGATCTCCGTGTCAGATTCCTGCTTCGCCCTTATCGCGTTTGCGAAAGTGCCCGGCTGGATCTGCTCGTTGAACGGATACCCGAACTCATCTGTCAGCCTTCGGGAGTCTCGTCCGACCGCGTTCACATAACCTTCGATCTCTACCGAATCCGATCTAAGCGTTATCCTCATCTGTACCTCCTCTCTGAACATCTTCGGAGGTATCAGCGCTCGGCCCATTGCCATTCTGTTTCTGCTCCGCCCCTTGTGGAGGCGTCTCTTCCGCAGAAGGACCGGTCTCCTCGACCTGAATCTCGTTAATGTTCTGATTCATCGACCCCCACTTATTGGTGTTTGGAGTGTAAACACCCTGTGTTTCGGGATCATATAAAACATCCTGCAAACCGAGCTTCAAATACGGGAAGTTGGTCGCAGGTAAGTTTTCCTTGGCACGGATCTCGTCGAGCTGCATGAATCCGTTCTTATACGCTGTCGCGTATGCCTCAAAGCGGTTCCGGATGTCGCCCTTCGTGAGTTCTGTCAGGTCAGGAGCCCAAAAATAGGTGCTCTTTTCTTTCTCCAGAAGGAAGTCCCGGTTCAAAGACTCCGCAAACGCCGCCAGGATCGGATAGATGCAGTACTGGATGAATGCCGTCCAGTCCTTGTCTGTCGCTCCGCCGGCAAGGACCG